CTGAACGAGCAAATCATCATGCTCGACCCGATGGAGAACTGCATCATCGTGGGCGACCTGTCAGACTGGGACGGCATAGACCATGCCAAATGTATGCGATTTGCCGAGAAGGGACTGGCACTGCCCATCGGCAACCTCACCAGCCAGCTATTCAGTAATGTCTATCTGAACTCCTTCGACCAAATGGTCAAGCGGTATATCCTTTGTCCGCATTATGGCCGATATGTAGATGATTCGGACATGATAGACCCCGACCGCGAATGGCTACTGAAGCAGGTGCCCGTGGTGCGCGATTTTCTGTACGATGAACTGGGATTGCAACTGCACATGGGCAAGGTACACATCCAGGAGATACACAAGGGTGTGGAGTTCCTTGGTGCATTCGTCAAGCCATACCGCGACTACGTGAGCCGCAAGACATTTGCACGCATTGAGCGCAACATCGTAAACCTCGACCTGCGCAACGAGCAGCACGTCCGCTCTACGGTAAACTCATACCTCGGCGTGCTGAGCCACAGCGCATCATACAACCTTCGCCGTGACGTATTCGGTGGTGACACCTTGGCCAAGGTAATAGAAATAGACAACAATTTTCTGAAATGTGCGTAAGGCGGTTTACCCGCTTGGTAAACCCCAAACCACATTTTGCTCGCTTGTTAGAACATGTTGAATTTTAACAAGCAGAATCATGAACAACAAGTATTGCGGAACATCAGAAGACTTCGCTCCAGTTAAGGAAGACAGAAGTCGTGTAGTTATCTCTTACGGCCTTATCACCGACGGCGACAAAGCCGAATGGTTCGAAATCACTTTCTATAAAAAGCAGGGTAAACCGACCTTCGAGGCTGCTAAGGCTGCCATCATTGCTGACATCAACGAGCGTATCACTCAGAAGATTATCGGCGGTATGATTTTCGAGGAAAAACCAGTCTGGCTCTCTATCGAGAACCAAATCAACTTTTCTCAGGCAGCAGCACCTTGTCGCTTGAAGATCGGAGAAGAAGCAGACGGCACTCCAGTCTATCACGAATTCGACTCTAAGGCTTCGCTAAAAGCATTCAACGATGCTTGTATCGCATGGAAAAATGAATGCCTGGAGGCTGGTCGTGCGGAAAAAGAAGGTATAGACTGGACTCCCTACGCAGAAGCTCTCGCTCCGGTAACTGAAGGCAATAACGCCGAATAAGAAAGGAGGTAATCATGGCAACCGTAAAGGGTCAAAACCTTAGAATCTTCGTCGGATCACGTGTCATCGCAGCAGCTCTTGACTGCAGACTGCAAGTGCAACTGAATCTTCAGCAGTTCTCTACGAAGGATGATGAAGGCGCATGGACCAAAAATCGCATCGTATCTGTTGCTTGGTCTGTTACGGCTAATGCTGTTGTAACAGATACGGAGGAGCTGGACGCCATCGGCATCTCAGAACTTGCAGACCTGATAGGCTCAACCGTAAAGGTACAGCTAAACACTACTGAGGGAAACCAGAACCGCTCTATATCGTCACTGCTTCTTGCAGGTGACGCTACCGTAACCGACGTTCAATACACTGCTGAGAATCGCAGACGTTCAACATGCCAGGTAACTCTCACAGGCCAAAAGAATATGCTCATCGACATAAGAGCTCTACTGACCAGTGACGGGCATTATCTGAGGACATCTGACGGACACATTCTCGCAGCCGGCCACGAATAGAAAGGAGGCAACATGAATCTAATAGAATTTTTAACACCGACAGGCGCACGTCCACTATTTTCTCGTAGAGAAGTGGAAAGCACAGCGCCGGCAAACAAAGCTCGTAAGAGCGACACCAACGACGGCTCATTCGCTGAGAAAATCATCAGAGTGCGCAATCCCCAAGTAGCTCTGACTGTCAGTGCCGTGTATCGTGCAATCGAACTGCGAGCTAAGACTGAGGCGCAATTCGCCATTCAGTACCAGCGCCTGAATGGTGCTGGTGGAAATTTCATTCCTGACATGTGGGGACATGCCGGAAAACTCAATTACCTACTCCAGGTAGAACCTAACCCTCTCTCTACTGCTGCATCTCTCATTGAACAGGTAGTCATTCACAGACTGACTAAGGGTAACGCATTCGTATATATCGAGCGCAACGACATAGGCGACCCTGTTGCACTCTGGTTAGCTGAGTGTGGAGGCTATAACGAGATAAACGGAACATACACCATCACCTATCTGGGTGAAAATGGTGTACGGTTCAAGGTAGATGCTCCACGTAAAGATGTGCTGCACTTCGCCAACACTTTCCGTCGCTATGATGGATTCTGGGGAATTTCCACTCTCCAATACGCATTCGATACACTCTCGCTAATCAAGACAGAAGGTAATCAAGCGCTCGAAACTGCTGCTAAAGGCGGTCGTATGAAGGTGTTCCTGAGCGAGCAACAAGCTACACCAGGCTATACTCCAATCAGCGGAGGTCTGTACGACCCTAAGCAGGTGAATAGCTATGCAGACGAAATCAACGCAAAGGTCTACCAGCAGGATGTCATAGGCATTCGCGCTCTCGACAAGGTGACACCTTACAGCATGACTGCACAAGATATGCAGATGATCGAGATGCTCAACATGGGGCAGGATGACGTGGCTCGTTTTTTTGGAACCCCACGTCCGATGTTAATGCTCGACACAAACAGTCACTACACTACCTACACCAACGCCACTCTCGAATACCTGCAGCGTACAGTGCAGCCTGACATTATCGAGATGGAGCAAGAGTTCAATCGTAAGCTGCTTTATCGCGAAGATTACGGTAAGCGTCGCATTCATCTCTGCGAACAGCCATTGCTCCGACTCGACAAGGAGGCGCAGGCAAAAGTGGATAAGATGCAACTCGAAACCGGTGCAGCTACCGTCAACGAGATTCGCCAGCAGTACGACAGACCTGCAGTTGCTAACGGCGACATCGTATATGTCAGCACCAATCTTGCAGAACTTGGTAGCGAAAAGTTACGCAGTGGTAGTTCTACACCTGCACCAGCTGAATCTAAACCCAAAGAAGAATGAAGTCAATAGCAATCGTACATTTCAATACACCGGAACTTACGGAGGCTCTCATTCAGAGTATTCGCAACGTAGGCTGTCAGTGGCAGATTACCATCTTCGATAACTCAGACGAGCGACCATTTACTAAGCGAATCAAAGGTGTTAAGGTGCTTAACAACCGCCAACAGCAACTGGTGAACTTCGACAAGGAATTGGCTAAGTACCCTGACAAGTGCGAAAGTCTGGCATACAAAGGCAACTTCGCATCGGTTAAGCACATAATGTCGGTGCAGTATCTATTCGGAGTGCTTACCGACGGCTTCATCCTGATGGACTCCGACATTCTTATCAGCAAACCATTCGACTACCTCTGGGACGAAAAGTACGCAGCCAGTGGGCATGTGATGTGGACTGAAAAGCGTGGTGGTGATCCTGATAGACTCCGACCATTCCTCTGTTATTTGAATGTTCCATTGCTTACTAAGTACGGTGTCGGATATTACGATCCAGAGCATTGCTGGGGACTGATGCCTGGTGGCGAGAATAATCGCAATAACAGGTACGACACAGGTGCGAGTCTCCTTGCAGACATCCGTAAGCAGAAGCCTACTCTCCGATGCCGTAACTGGCAATTCCTCGAAGACGGGTACGTCCACTACGGTGAAGGTTCTTACCATCAGAATAATATCAAAGAACAGGCTGCATGGCTTGAAAAACACAAAAGCCTGTGGAGTAAACCCAGCGCAACAAAGTAACCTAATACAGAACTAAACCAATACAAACGTATGGATGCAAAGAAAATTGAAATCAGAACCCTGGACTGCAAGCTGGCCATTAGAGAAGCTGCAGACCCTTCGCAGGGCGAGTCTCGCACCATCGTCGGCACAGCCATCGTTTTTGATGCTGAAAGCGAAGTGCTTGACGACTGGGGATACAAGTTCCGCGAAGTAATCAAGCCATCAGCAGCTACAATGGAGTTCCTGAACACTCAGGACATCAAGATGAACCTGCTGCATGAACGCGACCTCACTCTCGCACGATGCAACAAGGGCGAAGGCTCTCTCCGTCTGACTGTTGACGACAAAGGTGTCAACTTTGAATTCGAAGCGCCTAAGTGTGATATCGGCGACCGCTGCCTGGAAATGGTACGTCGTGGTGACTACTCAGGATGCTCCTTCGAGTTTTGGCCTGATGAGTACGACATCGAAGAGCGCGATGGCGGTAAGGATGTCAAAATCACCCACAAGAAGTTCCGTGCTATCACAGCCCTTACAATCGGCATGGACCCTGCATACAAGCAGACGAGTGTCAACG